CCTTGGAATAAAACCCAGGCTTTTAAATTAGGGGTTGTAGATAAAGATGGCCGAAGGGTAATAGACCCTGAAACTAAAAAAAAGGTCAAAATAGAAACTGGGGATCAAAAAGCCTCATATACTATCTTTCATAGATTAGTATTCAACATAAAAAGATTACTTAATAAAATCCCATTTGGTAAATCCAGAACAGCTTCTTATATAGCAGCTTTATTCCTGCTTAGAGAACATACAGGAATGAGTGAGAAAAAGCTTAAACAAATAATGGATAAGGTTGAAGAATCTGATTGGGATAATTTACCTATCCAAGAATCAAAATGGTTTCAATCAGTTGATGGTAAATTAAATCCTGGTTCATATGTTTTAGTTAATGATATTGCTTCATTAAATACTGGGGAAATAATAGCTCCAGCTGATTCCAGAATAAGAGTAGATGAACAAATAGAACCTCATGCTACTTTCCTAGGTACATCAATTTATAAAGTTATTCATCAAAAAACAAATCAAGAAATCTATATTACAAATGGAGATATAATAAAGTGATAGTTATAGCTCTTACAAAATCCGAAGGTGATGATAAGAACGATACCGTTTATAAGCTAGAAAAACAAGCTAAAAAACGTGGTATGACTTTCTATAAAGTTAAGCTTGGTGAAGCATTTGTAATTGATAATGATTTATTTGGTGATAAGATTACTATACACAACTTTGATGGTGAAGGTAATAAGATTAATGTTAAACCTTCTGAAACCATATGCATCGTGCGCGGAGGTGCGCTCACGGACATCGCGGGTAAGGGATTAACTAAATCATTAGAAGAAGCTGGTATGTTTATGATTAACAGATATGTACCAATGGAACTATGTGCAAATAAATTTACATCATCTATTGCTCTTAAAAAAGCTAATATTAATACTCCAAGAACAGCATTAGTTACAAACGAACAATCTATTGATATTGCTATGAAAGAGATTGGCGGTAAATTACCAGTTATAGCCAAAACCATAACCGGTGCAGAAGGTATCGGTGTTATGAAGATTGAAAGCAAAGAATCGCTTACTTCGGTCTTACAAGGTTTATGGAAACATAACGCAGAAATTATCCTACAAGAATATATGGATATTGAATATGATGTACGTACATTAGTATTAGATGGAAAAATATTTGCTGCTATGAAACGTAAACAAACAACTAAAGATGATTTTAGAACAAATAAATCATTAGGTAACGATTATGAACCATATGATTTATCAGATGAAGAAAAGAAAATCGTAGTTAAAGCAGCTGAAACATCAGGATGTTATTGGTGTGGTGTTGATACAATCGTAAATGATGGAAAGATATACGTATTAGAAGTGAATGGTTCTCCAGGTACAGGTGATAGTAATGAGATAAGTTATATGAATTACTATGGAGATAAAAAGACTAAAGTGAATGGATCTAAAATGGTTGATAACCTATTAGATTATGTTTCAGATAAAAAGAATTGGGCATTCCCTAAAACATCTATTGGATTTGTAGAATGGGTAAAGGTTGAGGGAATGAAATTTAAAGCTAAATTAGATACTGGTAATACTACTAGTGGAATAGCTATACACGCAACAAACATTAAAAAAGAAGGCAAAAAAGTATCATTTAAAATCGAGGGACAAAAATTTGTTAAACCTATTAAAGATATTCAAGTCGTTCAATTCGGCGGAGGAGATGAATCAGAAGAAAGATTCTTTGTTGAATTAAAAATAGCTATTGGTAATCGTAAAGCTAAACCAGCTCTTTTCAGTTTAGATGATAGAGAAGATGCAACGTATGCAGTATTAATTAATAAAGGATATATGGAAGATAATAACTTTGTTATCGATCCATCTAAGAAGTTTACATTAGAAGAATCAACAAAACGAGTAAGTACATTTAGAGAAATGTATATATAATATATGGACTTAAAAACTTTTAAACAAATGTGGGAAGACGCAGCAGCTAATTCAGTTGGTGCTGGAGGTATCGACGGAATAGGCGTAGGAGCTAAAGGCGAACCTGGTGTTCACTTAAAAAAGAAAAAGAAAAATAAGGTATTAGGACCAAAGGAAAAGAATCCTATACTTATTGCAATGCAGAAAAGGATGAATGGAAAAGGTTAAGACATTTTTTAAATCCGTATGGAAATGGATATTAAGTTGGTTTGAAACACACCAATATCTTTATGTATCTCATAACCAATATAATTCTGAAGGTGAAGTTATAGATGTATTAGAAAGAAAATTCGAAGTACGTAAATTCTATAAATGCACACAAAAACACATGAGATTTAAAACAATGGATGGACATATAGTAGTATTAAAAACTGCTACACCCATGGATTATATGACGGAGACTATAGACTAATGATAGAAAAAATAATAGCAGAACATCTTGGTTGTGACCAAGATATGGTTAAAGATGATTCTAAAATCGTAGAAGATTTAGGTGCAGATTCTTTAGATATTGTTGAACTAGTTATGCAACTAGAAGAACAATATGATATAGAAATCCCTGATGAAGACTCAGAGAATCTATTAACAGTAGCTGATATAAAACAATATATTGAGGATAATGGATAATGCAACAATTTTTCATAGCAATAATCCTTATTCTTGGACTAGGTTGTTGGTGGTTGTATTCAGAGAATCAAACACTATCAATGAACAATATGCAACTGGAAATTGCTATCGCCGAACAAGAAGAAGCAATAAAAGTAATAAAAGAGAGTTATGAGACACAAGGTAAAGCCTTGAATCAATTAGCTAGTAAGAATGCTCAGATTGAAGCTGAGATGAATGGATATTTGGATATATTTAGAAGACATAATTTAAATAAATTAGCTATAGCTAAACCAGGTATGATAGAGACAAGGGCCAATGAACAAACAAAGGCCGTATTTGAGAGTATAGAAAATGACAGTAAAGAACTCGATTCGCTGGACGATCCTAGCGCCGATCTTAACCCTAATAATTAGTGGTTGTTCCCTAATGGGGACAAAACAAATTGAAGTATCTAGTAAACCGATACAAATAGATATTATTCAACCCACAATGCCAAGGGAGATAGATTTAAAAGAACCTGTTTGGCATGTAGTTTCTACAGCTAAGATAGCTAATCCTTGTGTAAAAAATGCAGAAGGAAAAAGACCTAGACAAAAAATTGATGGTGTTTGGGTATGCGATTTAGGAAAAGAAAATCCTGATTGGCCAGACGATTATACATATCTAGATAGGTTTCTAGAAGATGTAAAGAAAAAGAACAACGGTGATATAGTATTCTTTGCTATATCCGTTGAAGATTATGAACTGATGACTTATAATATGCAAGAATTACGAAGATACATTCGTGAAGTGCAAGAGGTTGTAGTTTATTATCGTAATGTTACATTACCAAACGGTGAATCAGCCGTTGGTGGAAAAATAGAGGTGAAAAAAGACTAATGGCAACAACACGAATGAAAGAAGAAAGAACCCAATTAGAGCGAGCTCTGGTTGCTGCACAATTATCTGCACATGCTTATAAAAATGAAAAAGCTGCAGTTAATGCCGCAAAGAAACTTGGCTTTGCTTGGGTAAAATTAATCTCCAGAGACGGAGCAGAAGTACTAGTAGCAAAAGATAGAAATGATCTTTGGTTTGCTTTTAGAGGTACTGAACCTTCAAAGATTAATGATGTAATGGCAGATCTAAACCTTATCAAAGGTGCTGCTAAAGCAGGTGGTAAAGTACACAGTGGATTCCAAAAAGAAGTTAATGATTTATGGATGGATGTACTGGCTGAAATAGAACATAACGATCAACTTAAAATAAGAAAAGATGTTTATATGACTGGTCATTCTTTAGGAGCAGCAATGGCAACAATAGCTGCTACAAGATATCAGCCACATGAACTATTTACTTTTGGATCACCAAGAGTTGGTGGACCAAGGTTCGTTAAAAATATTAAATGCCCACATATGAGATTCCAAAACAATAATGATATAGTTTGCAGAATCCCACCAGCATGGTTAGGATTTAGGCATCATGGCGAAATGATTTATTTCGATGCTAATGGTGATCAAAAACCTAAACCAACTTGGAAAGATCTATTCTTAGGAGTTTTTAACTCTTGGAAAAGATTTAAATTCTTTGATGGTATCGTAGATCATGGTATACCAAACTACGTTAAAGCTATTAAGAAATTAATTAAGGCTCAGTAATGTATTGGTTTCTTTTAAAATCAATAATGTCGTCCGTATTAGGATCTCAATTCTATAAATGGTATGCCCAAACTAAAATGGGTATATATTTCCAAAATAGAGTTAATCAATTTATGGAATATATTTCTCAGAAATATGATATTGAAATAACAAAGAAACAATCTAAATTTGAGCAAGATTATCCCAAGGTCATGGAAAGGATAAATAACTTAGAAAAAAATTCTCATCCATGTAAAGAATTCCACGAATTTGAGGTATATCCAGAATTAATGTCTCGATTGGAAGAGATAGAGAAAAAATTAAAAATTAAAAAATAAGTGTTTACTTTTTAAGTAAACTGTGGTATAATAGTACATTATGAACAGCGGAATCAACCATATGCAGATCAATGTCACCAAGAGAGATGGCAGTTTACAACTATTCGATTTAGAGAAAATCCATAAGGTTTTAGAATGGGCGACGGAAGGCATAACAGGAGTATCTCAATCAGAAATTGAACTTAAAGCAAACATTCAATTATATGATAAGATTCCAGCTTATGATATGCACGAACTTCTTATTAAGAGTGCATCAGAACTTATTTCTGATTATACCCCTAATTACCAGTTTGTTGCAGCTAGGTTAATCTCATACAAAATTAGAAAAGAAGTATATGGTCAATATGAACCATGGGGATTAAAACGCCTAGTAGCTAAGAATATTAAACGCGGAGTATATGATAAATCCATATTAGAAAAATACTCTGAATCAGAACTAGATCAATTAAATAATTATATTAAACATGATAGAGATGATACATTTACCTATGCTGGAATGGAACAGTTTAGAGGAAAGTATTTAGTACAAGAAAGAAGTACTAAAACATTATACGAATCTCCTCAAATGCTTTATATGATGGTCGCTGCAACATTGTTTGCAGACGAAACAAAAGATCGATTAGCTTGGGTAAAACATTATTATGATGCAATTTCAACATTTTATATCTCATTGCCAACACCTATCATGGCGGGTGTACGTACACCTACGAGACAATTTTCATCCTGCGTACTTATTGAGTCTGGCGATAGCCTTGATTCTATTAATGCTACTAGTACTTCCATCGTCCGTTACATCAGTAAAAAAGCTGGTATCGGAATTGGATCAGGACAAATACGGGCCTTGGGCGCAAAGATCGGAGATGGATCAGTAGTTCATACTGGATTAATACCATTCCTAAAATATTTTCAAGCAGCAGTTAAGTCGTGCTCGCAAGGGGGCGTACGCGGGGGCGCAGCGACCGTATACCTACCCGTATGGCATTATGAATTCGAAGACTTAGTTGTATTAAAGAACAATAAAGGTACAGAAGAAACAAGAGTTAGGCATATGGATTATGCTTTTCAATTTAACAAATTAATGTATGAAAGATTATTAGAAGGTGGTAATATAACATTCTTTGATCCTTCAGATGTACCAGATTTATATGATGCGTTCTTTGTAGATCAAGTTAAATTTAAAGAACTATATGAAAAATATGAACGAGCATATAGTATTAGAAAGAAAACATTACCAGCATTAGAGGTATTCCAATCCTTTTTAAATGAAAGAAAGGATACAGGTAGAATATATCTTATGAATGTAGATCATGCTAATGAACATGGAGCATTTGTAGAGGAAGAAGCACCGATTCATATGAGTAATCTTTGTTGTGAAATCGATTTACCTACTAAACCTCTTGGAGAAGATGAGCCAGGGGAAATCTCTTTATGTACACTAAGTGCTATTAATTGGGGCCTTATTGATGATACATCTGACTTTGAAAAGTACTGTACACTGTCCGTACGTGCGTTAGACAACCTCCTATCATATCAATCTTATCCAATAAAAGAAGCTGAAGATTCTACAATGAATCGTAGACCATTAGGAATAGGTATAATTAACTTAGCATATTTCTTAGCTAAAAGAGGATTAAATTACTCTCCTGAAGCATTTGATATTATAGATAAGTATGCAGAGGCCTGGTCATACTATCTAATAAAAGCCTCGAATGAACTCGCAGAGGAAAGAGGAAAGTGCCCCAAATCTAATGAGACGAAGTATGACTCAGGAATTTTGCCAATTGATACTTATAAGAGTGCAGTAGATAATTTAGTAGAGCCCAAAGAGCGATTAGCATGGACTTCTTTAAGAAATAATTTAAAGAAACATGGAATCCGAAACTCAACTCTAATGGCATTAATGCCTGCGGAAACATCTGCACAAATAAGTAATAGCACAAATGGTATTGAACCTCCTAGAGCTTTAGTATCATATAAACAATCTAAAGATGGAGTAATGGCTCAGGTTGTACCTGGTTATCACCATCTAAAAAATAAATATCATTTACTTTGGGATCAAACATCCCCAGAATATTATTTAAAGATTTGTGCTATTCTCCAAAAATATATAGATCAAGGTATTAGTGTTAATACCTCATATAATCCAGAACACTATGAAGATCAAAAAGTACCTATGTCAATAATGATAGAGGACTTAGTCACTTCATACAAATATGGATTGAAACAATTATATTATTTTAATACATATGATGGTTCAGGTGAACATAAAGAAGAAGAATTACAAGAACAACAAAATGAATGGGATCAATTGATCCAAGACGAAGAAGATTGCGATAGCTGCACAATATGAGCATATTAAAAAAGAACAATAAATCACACTTAAAGAAACAAATGTTTTTTGATGAAGCTGTTGATATTGCAAGATATGATCAAGTTAAATACCCTACAATAGATAAAATTATAGATAAACAATTAGGATTCTTTTGGCGACCTGAAGAGGTAGATGTATCAAAAGATAAAAAGGACTTTGGAGAATTAACTCCCCATGAACAACATATTTTCACATCTAACCTCAAAAGGCAAATACTTCTGGACTCTATTCAAGGCAGGGCGCCCAATATGGCTTTCCTTCCTATTGCTTCGTTACCCGAAATTGAGACATGGATCGAAACTTGGTCCTTTTCTGAAACTATACATTCTCGAAGCTATACTCATATTATCAGGAATGTTTATCCTAATCCGTCTTCTGTTTTTGATAAGCTTTTGGATATTGAATCTATCTTAGAAACAGGAAATGATATAGCAAAGTATTACGACGAATTAATTAGATTAAATAATAACGGTCGCGAAGATACATATAAACATAAGAAAGCTTTATGGATGTGCTTAATGGCAGCAAATGCTTTAGAAGGTGTAAGATTCTATGTTTCATTCGCGTGCTCGTGGGCATTCGCGGAACTTAAAAAGATGGAAGGTAATGCTAAGATCATTAAATTAATTGCTAGAGATGAGAACTTACATTTAGCATCTACTACAATTATGATAAAAGAATTAATAAAAGAAGATAAAGAGTTTGCAAAGATTGCAAAAGAATCTGAACAAGAAGTTGTAGATTTATATATAAAAGTCATTGAACAAGAAAAAGAATGGGCAAATTTTTTATTTAAAGATGGATCAATGATCGGATTAAATGAAAAATTATTATGTGATTATATTGATTGGATAGGCGCAAGGAGAATGAGAGCTATTAAAATTCCTTGTCCCTTCTCAGTTGGTAAATTAAACCCACTACCTTGGACAGAAAAATGGATTGGTGGAGGTAACGTTCAAGTTGCTCCACAAGAGACTGAGATCACTTCATATGTGGTTGGTGGTATTAAACAAGATGTAGATCAAAAGGAATTATCTAAATTAAGCTTATGAATATAGAAATTTATGGAAAAACACAATGTCCTTATTGTGATATGGCTAAAAGATTAGCCCAAAGAATAGTTGAAGAATCTTCTCAACAAAATCACACTTACAATTATTTTCAATTGGATAGAGATTTTAATAGAGAAGAAATATTAGAAAAATTTCCAGGTGCAAGAACCTTTCCTCAAATTATGATAGACGGTAAAAAGATTGGTGGCTATACAGAGTTTGAGGAGTGGTATAATGATTAATTTTATACACTGTTTAGAATGTCACATTGTATCGGAAATAAGAAATGATTCAGATGAAATTATGGAAGAACCTAGGTTTTGTCCATATTGTGGATATAAAGAGGAAACAGATGAAGAAGAGAATATTGATTTTGATGATGATGAGTCTCTCGATGATTATTATTAACGGATGTGCAGCTAAAGAAATTTTACCTGGATTATGTTATAAAGATAAAGAAGGAACATTTCTATGTCCTGAAATAGAAAAGGAAAAGAAAGAACCTATCTATCTTGAACCTATAAGAAACCAATACGAACATTGTGATCCGTGGTTACCCCACATGCCTGAAGCATATATGGAGTGTATTTTAATTGCATAAATATATGTATGGAATGGATATATAATGGAAGGAAGTTCGAACCACCCAAAGACTTTTCACCTGATACATATTATGGGTTTGTCTATCAAATTACCAACCGCGGAACGGATAAAAAGTATATTGGTAAAAAGTTTTTCTGGAAAAAGAAAACTCTTCCCCCTCTTAAAGGAAAGAAAAGAAAAAGAAGATCTTTAATCGAATCTGATTGGAGAGATTATTATGGCTCTAGTGCAAATCTAAATGAAGATGTTCAAACAATGGGTAAAGATATTTTCCATAGAGAAATACTTTATTTAGGAAAAGCCAAAGGCGATTTAGCATATATGGAAGCTAAACTACAATTTGAGAAAGAAGTTCTACTTCGTGATGATTATTATAATGGTATTATTCAAATCAGAATAGGTGGAAATTCAGTAAAGCATTTAAAATGAGAGTAAACGTTCTAGCAAACGGTCCATCCAAAAAATACTTCAAGAAAGAAAATCCTGAAGGAGAATTACTCTTATGCAATATTCCCGCATATAAAATAACCCCAAGTAAAGTACACGGTCTTTGTATGACCGATGGAAGATTTTTAAAATTCTTATGTACTGGTGTTTTAGATTATGGTAATGGTGGAGATTTCTATCAAGAAGAAAAAGAACCACCTAAATTAGATCAGTATACCTGGATATTAGGTCAAAGAGCTACTAAGTATGCCAGGAAACATCCCGAACAATTAAAACAATTTAATAATAAAAGAATATTCATGCACAGGATAGCATCAAGTACTGGTTTATTAGCTATGAAATATGCTCATGATATTATATTAAAGAAACATCAAGATAAAGGACATATACACATATATGGAATGGATGCTATGTTTAGAGATAATGTATCAAGTTCTACTCATAAAATAGTAGGAAGATCTAACCAAGAACATGGTGTAGATTTAACATTAGAAGGATGGAGAAATAGTATGTATAAATGGTTAACAGAACGTTACCAAGAATCTAAGGTAAAGTTCTATTTTTATACAGATAAAGATGAAATGATACTCCCTAAGCCTGATTTTAGGCAACCTAGAAATGTTATAATTAGGGGGTTTACAAATGGATAAAAGTGTGGTAT